TAATGTTGTAATGAAAAAGAAAACAAAAGTAAATACAGAAAAATTAAATGAATGGATTTCTCCTACTAGAGAAATATTAAAACCTAAACTTAACCAAGTACCAAACTCAGTACATAAAGGTGAAACTATTATGACAGAAGAAGAGTTTGATGCTATAATGAAAGATGTATAATATGTGGTATTATTTAAAATCAGAAGATATGAAAACTTGGGCAAAGAATATAAAAGATAAAAAGTTATTCTATCAATTACAGAACCAATGTTTAAAAAGAATACCAATGTTAAAAGATGCGTATCTAAAACTTAAGAAACGATATGAATAAAGAAGAAAGATTAAGGGCGGTTATTGATGAACTTCAATTAGAAAATCGTAAGTTTGAATTTGGTTCAGCACTATACAGATTAGCGAAAAGAGTAGAAAGAATAGAAGAGCACTTAGGGATAAAAAATAAAAAGTAATATATATACAATGAAGCAATGTAACAAATGTAAGGAGGTAAAACCTTATTCAGACTATCATAAGCGAACATACAAAGGTGTACAAGGTTATCAATACTCCTGTAAGGTATGTCAAAATAAATATAATGAAAAATATAGAAATGACATCCGGCCAGAGTATTGGAATACAACTGATGGCTATTTCTCGCATAGAGAGAATTGGGAATATATAGCAGATTACAGAAGAGCTAATGAAGATATTAAAGTATACCTGATAAAAGTTAAAGATTGGTTCTATATTGGTATGACAAAAGCAAAATTAAACGTAAGATTATCAACACACAGAGCAGATTATAAAACAAAACCAGGTTGGTTACCAGCTCTACATAAGATGTGGGATACGATGAGTACCGAAGAAATAGATGAATCTCTTGCAAGTACCATAGTATTAGAAACTAAACCAGGTACAAGATACCAAGGGTACAAGTTAGAAAAGAAATGGATTAAGTTTTATAAAGACAGAGGTTATAAATTATTAAATTTAATGCACAACAGATGATAAGAATAGGAGATTACGTTGAAGCACTTATTCATGTTTTAACACTAGGCTATGGAAAACGTCTATCAACATACATAGCAGTAGATTTATTAGGATATGAATCGTGTGGTTGTTGTGAAAGAAAAGAATGGTTAAACAGATTAACCGATAAGGAGTATAATGGAAATTGTAAGGATATAAAATTATGGTAAAATACACAGAAGAAGAATTCAAAGAAATTAAAGAAAAGATTAACTCAATTACAAATATGATACCTTCAAGTTTAGCTACTTGGGTTTGGAATACCTATAAGGATATCACAGGTTCTAGAGAACCACAACCTTGCTCGTGTGGAAGTGCAGGTGCTTTGTGGAGAAAGGCAACAGAAGCAATAAGAACTTATGTAAACGAGAATGATAGATAGTGGTTCATTACATATAGAGATTAACAAACGATTGGGTGTATTGTATAACAACCACCATCAATGGTTAACTGCAGTAGCATATAACAAATCTAAAGATAAACAACTATCACAAGATTTAGTTCAAGATTTATATGTGTATCTAGCAGAGAAACAAAATCCTAAAATATTTTTTAACGATTCTTTTAACTTATTATATTGTTATAACTTTTTATCTTCAAGATTTATAAACTACATTAAAAGAAAAAACAAAACAACTAATATCGCAAACACAGAACAATTAGACAAACCAATTGATACATACAACGTAGAGGAAGATAGGAAACTAGCTCACGCATATGATTGTATCAAAAAAGAATTAGATACTCTTAAATCATCTCGTATGTGGAGTAGTGCAAAGTTATATGAGTTATATGCGTTTAGTGATTTAACTATGGAAGAATTAAGTTCCGAAGTTGGTATCAGTAAATCTACAACATTTCTTAATATAAAGAAAATAAAACTATACCTTAAAGACAAAATAGATAATCCTTTTAAAGAAGATACAGATGAGTAATTATTCACTAGAAAAATTTTTAGATAACAAACACTATCTAAAATACAAAAAACAAAAACAAAGAATCGTTGATAAACATCCTAACATTACATTTTATAGAAAGACTACTGGTCCTCGAGCTAATTACAAATGGACAGAAGATGAAAGAAAAGAGTGGAAAAGTTATATAAAACAAATAGCAGATTTATTACTAAAACCTAATGGTGAGTTTCAAAAGTTCTTTTGGGATATTGAACCTGATAGTACTAAGGATAGAAGAGAATTTCTATTGAGGAAAAGAAAATCAACACATATTAATTTATAAGTTATGAGTAAACACACAAAAAAGGTAAGTGTAAAGGTCAGAGATGGAAACATACAGAAAGCCTTAAGTAAGTTTAAAAGAAAGGTAAAGGATAGTGACCATCTATACGAATTAAAAGATAGGAAACAATACACTAAACCTTCGGTAAAGAAAAGAAAACAAAAACAACTAGCTATCCATAATCAGAAGATAGAGGACTTAAAAACAAAAGATGAATAAGGTTACATTATTAAAAGGAGATTGCATAAAAAAATTAAAATCATTAAAAGATAATTCAGTAGATTCAGTAGTAACAGACCCACCATACGAAATAGGATTTATGGGTAAAGGTTGGGATGATAGTGGTATAGCAAACAATCCTAAACTATGGAAAGAAGTTCTACGAGTTCTAAAACCAGGTGGTCATCTCTTATCGTTCTCACATAGTAGAACATATCATAGACAAGCAGTAGCAGTAGAAGATGCAGGGTTTGAGATTAGAGACCAGATAATGTGGATATATGGTAGTGGTTTTCCTAAATCACATAACATCGGTAAATCAGTAGATAAACTACAAGGAAACGAACGAGAGGTAGTTGGTGATAATCCAAATGTAAGAAAAGCAGAAAGTCAAAAGAATACAGTATTCGAAGGTGGTTTTAGTGAAGATGGAACTATAACCAAAGGAAACTCACCATACGAAGGATGGGGAACTGCTCTTAAACCAGCACACGAACCAATAGTAATGGCAAGGAAACCTTTTAAGGGTAGTGTTGCAAAGAATGTATTAGAGTATGGGACAGGTGGAATAAACATAGATGAGTGTAGAGTAGGTTATGAAGATACACCTAATCCTGCAACTAATCCAAAGTATAGACAAACACAAGATTACAAGATGCCAGAACCAGGACAAGAAAGTAAAGGTTCAGTATCTTTTACAAGTGGTAAAAATGGTATTAACACAGAAGGTAGATTTCCTGCAAACATAATCTTTGATGAAGAAGATAATAAAGAAGAATGGAGAAGATACTTCTATTGTCCTAAAGCATCAAAGAAAGATAGGAATGAAGGAATGCCAGAAGAAGTGCCACAATTTACAGGAAGACCTCGTAGAGAAGATGGTAGTGTAATCTATAAAGAAACACATCCTGAAGAATGGAAAAAAGCAATGGAAGGAAAACCAAGAAGAGAGAAAACATCTTTAGCTGCAAGTGAAGAAATATTACAACCAACTCTTAAAGGAACTATGAATATACACCCAACAGTTAAACCAACAGATTTGATGGCATACTTGGTAAGATTAGTTACACCAAAAGGTGGAGTAGTGTTAGACCCATTTATGGGTAGTGGTTCAACAGGTAAAGCATCGGTAAGAGAAGGATTTGATTTTATTGGTATAGAAAGAGAAGATGAGTATATGGAGATAGCAAAGACAAGAATACAACACGAAGAAGGGAAACATAATTACAGAACGTTCTTTAATATATAATTATATATAACAAAATCAACTTCATTTGTTATATGATTAAATAACATAGATAAACATGCCATTCGCAAAAGGAAATAAATTAAGTAAAGGGAGACCTAAAGGAGCTATCAATCGTTCAACCGAGATGATGAAACTATCTGTTGCTCGTGGTACAAATAAAGTATTAGATAATCTTCCTCAACTATTAGAAGAACTAATGAAGAAAGACCCTAAAGGTGCAGTAGATATAGCATTGAAACTATTAGAGTTCCATTTACCTAAACAATCAAGGGTAGAGTTAAAAGGTGAGATAGAACAGAAGATACAATCTATTAACATCAACATAAACAAATCAGGTAGTATAATATAATGGAACTAACTGTAAACACTACAACGACATTCGATAATCTTTTATCAGCTAATAAAAGAATAACACAACACATAGGTGGTACTAGGTCTGGTAAAACTTATGCAATCTTACAATACCTTATAGTAAAAGCTCTACAAGAACCACAGAACATTACCATAGTAAGAAGAACTGTTCCATCACTAAAGAGAAGTGTAATAAAAGATTTCAAAGAGATAATGCAAGAGTTAGGTATATGGAGTAACGAGTCATACAACATCTCTGATAGGGTTTACTCGTTCTCTAATGGAGCATTAATTAGTTTTGTTAATACAGATGATGCAGAGAAATTAAGAGGTGTTAAATCAAACATTTTATTTATAGATGAAGCATCGGAACAACACGAAGAATCTTATTTCCAACTATCCATTCGTACAACAGGTGAGATTATCCTAGCATTCAACCCAACTGTTTCTCCATACCATTGGTTAAGGAATATGGATGAGGTAGAACAGTTTAGAACTACATACAAAGATAATCCTTATCTACCTGATGTAATGATTAAGGAGATAGAAGCATTAGAACATAAGAACCCAAAGTATTATAAGATATATGGTTTAGGAGAATATGCACCGAATGAAAAGGCAGTATTTAATAATTTCCAAATACTAGAAGATTTCCCTACACACGAGTTAATAGGATATGGAATGGACTTCGGGTTCTCTCAAGACCCAACTACTTTGATTGCAGTACACAAACATCATGATATGTTATATGTACGAGAACTGATGTATGAGAGAGGTTTGACAACAACTGATATAGTAAGAAGGCTTACTAGTTTAAACATCGGTAAAACAGAGATATGGGCGGATAGTGCAGAGCCACGATTAATAGAAGAAATCTATCGTTCTGGTTTTAATATCAAACCTGTCAAGAAAGGACCTGATAGTATAAAATTTGGAATCTCTGTATTACAGAACTTTGGTTTAGTAGTAGATAATAAATCAACACACTTAATAGATGAGTTGTATGGATATGAATATATGACAGATAAGAATGGAGTAGTGTTGGATAAACCACAAGGGTTCAATGACCATTGTATAGATGCACTAAGATATCTAGCAATGAGTAGGTTGAGTTTAAAACAAGCAAATAAAGGAAAGTACACATTAAGTTTTAAGTAATGAATATAAAAGAAAGAATAAATCATTTAGAAGAAGAAGCACAAGCAAACCTTACGTTATTTCGTAAAGGACAAGATGGTTATGCTATCACGAGATATCAAAGAATAATGGAACAACTAAACAATCTAAGAAAGAATGGCAACGATAGTAGAAGTTAAACTACCTGAAGAATATAAGGATAAGAACAAGTATGAGATATATACACATCTTGAACAAGTTGCTACTTATGCTCACAATCTTAAAGAAGAAGTAACTAATCTTAAAGCAGAGATTGTATTAAGAGATTCACAATTACAAAAACAAAGAGCAGATATTCTTAAATTAAAATCGTTGGTAGGACATAAGAATATAGAGATACAAGATTTAAAATTACAATCAGAAGTAGAAGATGTAGAGTTTACAATTGTAAACAACGAAACAAAGACACCTAACTTTATACCTGCATCAGTTAAGTTTCACGAAGTAACACAAGAATTAAAGAAATGAAAAAAGAAATAGAAATTACAGTACCTACTGATTATTCAGCAGTATCATTAAAGAAGTATTTAAAGATACAAGAAGATTTAGAAACGTATAAAGATGATAAGGAAGCACAAGATGCGTTCTTACTATATAACATCATAGGTTTAACACCAGAGGTAATAATCAAATTAGATAGTGATACAATAACAAGTATTAAAGACGATTTATATAAGTTTCTAGGTAAGACAGATTTTGAATTACAAAAGTTTGTTACTATTGATGGAGTAAAATATGGATTTGAACCTAACCTATCTAAGATGGCTTATGGTGCTTATTTAGATTTATCTTCATATCAAAACATTGCATTAGATAAGAATTGGGCAAGTATAATGAATATCTTATACAGACCTGTAACAAAAACTAAAGGAGCTCTATATAGTATAGAACCTTATAGTAGTGATAAACAAGACAACAAAGATAAGTGGTTAGATGTTAATATGGATATTCATTTTGGTTGTTTTTTTTTCTTCAATCGTATCTTAAAGGAATTAACGAAAGATACCCTGAAATCTTTGAGGGAGGAAGCGTTGGAGGACCCGGCAGTGAATCCGCACACCAAGCGAATTTTGCAAGAAAGTGGAGCTCTTATCAATCGATTGTTGTCTTAGCTAATGAAGATTTGTTAAAGTTTGATGAAGTAGTTAAAAGACCTTTAGAAGAATGTTTGTTAAACCTTTGTTACAGAGCAGATAAGGTACAGTTGGAGAACTTAATACACAAGGCTGCTATGAAAAAGTATAAATAACCCTACAATCCAATATAAATAACTCTTACTTTGTTATAGTAATAAAACAATTATGTCATATTCTAGAAGCTTAAGAAAAAGAAGAGAGACAGGAATTTACATTGGACCTACGATTGGAAAATCTTCACCGAAGAATTCAAGAAGAGGTTGTCTTTGTTTAGATTCTGATACTTACGATGTTAAGTGTTGCGATGGATATTTACAAAATCAAGGAATAGGAAAGACAGAATCTGTAATAATAGAACGAGGTGCGTTCTCAACAGGCTTCTCTAGTGGATTTGACATAGAAATAATAAGATAATAAGATGAGTAGTAAAAACAAATCACAATTAAGGACGGAAAACTCTAGTAACTTTCCTAACAATAATTCACAATTTATTACACCTGAAAAGTTAAGAGACTTCAATAATGATGTTATTGATTCAATGGTAGTCAATCAAGATACAGGTTCGTATTTAGTTACCTCATCTTTTGATACAGGTAGTAGAGAACAAACATTTACTAGATTAGATGGAACAACATATATTAATACTATACCAGGTGGTAATCAAGACACAGGTTCTTTATTAGAATCTGCTTCAGTAGTAGATGCAACAATAACATATACCAAAGGAGATGGAACTACATTTACTAATACAATAAACAATGTAGTAAACGCAACATCTGCTTCACACGCTGAACAAGCTGATAATGCTACTTCAAGTTCTAATTCAATTAGTTCTTCGGTAGTAACTGACCCTAATATAGCATATATAAACAAAGATAATACATTTAGTGGAACACAAAACTTTGAGAATATATCAGTAAGTGGGACAGGTTCATTCGGTAGAATAAACACAGTAACAGGTTCAGCTAAAGTAATTGGAGATGCATTCGTAGTAGTTAATGCAGATACACCAACATTAAGATATGCTGGATTACAAGTATATGATAGTGGTTCATCTAATGCAACTGCATCAATACAATGGGATGGATTAAATGATAGTTGGATATTAGTAGAAGAAGGAGGAGAATCTTCATTCATATTAACAGGTCCTACTGGTAGTTTAGGTAGTGAAGCTAATTTAAGTAATAACTCAATACCTAAAGCTGGAGTACATAGACAGTTATTAGATTCTAATATTACTGATAATGGTACAACGATAACACTTGGTTCAACAACTAATGTATCAGGTCCTTTATCAGCATCTAATTTAGAATCAATTGAAATAACAAACTTACAAAATAGTGGTTCAGAAGATAGAACAAGAATAAATGGTTTATCTGCAGAGACGGGTTCGTATCTTAATACAAGTTCAACTACACAAACAAAGA